ACGCAAAGCCTTAGAGAAGTTAGCCAACTCATCTTCAGTAGCATCTCTACCTAGCACTGCGTTGATAGTGGTATTGACTACCTTACGAGCAGTTGCTGGGTCACTGATACTAAATGTCTTAGTGACGCTAGGTTCTTTAGCAGCACCTTCAGGCTGCGACATAAGAACCTTTATCATATCGTTATAGGTCAAGCCTTGATTGTTAGAGTCACCTAGTAGATCTAAGAATCCTCGGGTAGCAGCTTCGTTCCAGATATTAGGAATGTTATCTTTAGGATCTAGATAATTATGTAGAACCATTACTGCTTTGATAGTGTTTTCTTCGTCCTTTGTCCACTTTTGGTTGTACCTAAGATTGTAAACGGTTTGTGGGGTAATGTCATAGATTGCTACTCGTTCTTGTCCGGGCTGTGCTCCGGGGGTGTAGATGATTGTTCCCCTTGGCGCATAGTAGCCACTGTAAGTAGAACTAGTAGTTCCGGTACGACCCGCAGTAGGAGCAAGGTCAGACTTCAGATCTTCTTCGGTTAATGTGGGATCAACCGTCATTAGCTTTGCTCCGTTTCTCTATCAAAGATACGCCAATAAATATTGGCAAACTCTGGGTATTCGTTAATTGTTTCGTAGGCTTTGTAGCGTAGCCATTCAGCAACATCTGCTGCTCGCTTTGCTTGGAAGAAGCCACTCTGCTTTAGACCGCGTAGTTCAGTTTCAGCGAATGCTAGTTCTCGGTAGGCTAGGTACTTAGTTAGTCCTCTACCTGCTCCGGTCTGCGATAGTACTGGATCGTTAGCAGCCTTGAGAATGCTGGTTAACAACTGGTCAGTTGATAGACCAACGCCTCGTAGTTCTGGCTTGCCACCGAACTCAGCATTGAGTTCTTCTATTGAGCGCTGATAGTTCTCGCGAGCCAACTTAGGGTCTGCGCCTTCTTTAAGTAGGAAGGCTTCGACTTCTTGTAGTCTGGCTTTACGTGCGTTGTATAGATAACGAGATGCTTCAATATTGATCTGAGCATCAGTTAATCTAGTTCTGGTTCCTCGTCGTTCTTGCCATAACGCAAACTCTGCTGAGTATTCTCCACCGGGGAAGAACAAGGCAAAGGCATCTGGATACTTATTCGCAATATCTCTGTTATCGCGGAAGAAGTTCCAAGCTTCGCTAGTAGGAGTAACGCCACCTCTAGTATTGTTGACTAGAGCAAAGACAGTATTCGGTCCGTATTCATCTACCAACTTAGCAATAGATCCGGGGAAGTCATCTGGATTCTCTGAGAGAATCTGATTGAATCTATTGAAGATGTGGAACTGTACGTGTAGTTCTCCGTCTTTATCTTTAGATAGAATCTCTGGACGAATAGAAGTTGGGGCTAGGTTCTGAGTTACACCACGCCAGAAGCTGAGCACTCGGTTGATAGAGTTAGCATCTCGAATCAACTTCTCCTGCATCTCAGCAGATAGAGGTAGTTCTCCGTACTCACCAGTAGAAGCAAGGTATCCCATAATTGGTTTGAGAGTAGATTGTGATTTAGTCTTAAACCACTCTGGGTTAAAGCTGTTTAGAACTCTCTGTAGCCAAGCAGGAGTGAATGCACCAACTGGGCTAGTAGGAGCAGCAGCAGCACCAAAAGGATAGATAAACTTTCTTGCTTGCTCTGCTAACCAAGTGTCATTTTCTTTGACTAGTGGTCCTACTAGCATAGATACTGCTGGACCAACACCCGGTAGCAACTCTGTTTGGAATGCTAGGTTCAAGCCAGATACCGAAGCAGTCGGAACCATCTTAGGAATATCTGGAGTACCCGGAATCAAACCAATAACTGCGCTAGTTAGATCACCAAGGATAGGCATAACAAATCGCTTCTCACCAAACTGAGGATCATCAAAGATGAATCCTTGTCCGGGATCGTAAGCGTTTTCATTAGTCCACTGATAAACCCAACCAGCTTCAGGGCTCTCTAGCCATTCATAGACATTGAAAGCCTTGTAAGTACGAGCAGGATTATCTAGTGCTAATCGACTCCATAGCACAATTGTGTTAGTAAATGCCTGAACAAACGGAGATGCTAGACCTAATCCAGCAGCCCACTGCTTTGCTCTGTTTGCGTCGTAGAATAATTTAGCAATTTCATCAGCAGCAGCTGCGTTGGCTCCGTCGTGAATATCTTCTAACTTCAACCCACCCTTCTTAGGTAGGTTATCTAGTTGCTTACGCATACTCTTAACAGCAGGGTGAACTCTAACTGGCTGGCCTTTAATTCTAAAACCACTTAGGTTCTTCTCTGCCTGAGCCAGTACCTTCTCAGCATCAGCTCGATTAAGTAGTGAGAATCGCTCAGCAATCTTAATCCAATACTGGTGTTGGAACTCTGGACCTAACGAGGTAGTCTTTTCTACCTGAGCTGAGAATCTAAAGAACTCTCGAACTGTCTTATTCCAAGCCTCAACGTATCCTCTACCAGCAGCAGACTCAGTAAAGTCTGGCAGTGGTTTCATAATACCTACAGCAGACTCAAAGTCCTCAGTCATTCGGTACTTACCAAGTGCCTGTGCTACTACCTTTTGTGGAGTATTTCCCTTAGTTAAAGACTTAGGGTTAACACTTACTGGAATACCGTTAGGTAGGATTAGATCTTCACCAGCAATAAACTTAACTAGGTTCTGATTCTTAGCAGTTAGGTTATCAATCTCTGATTGAATTACTGCTAAGTAGTCACTCATAGCCTTGCGAGTAGATGGACTATCAACAGATAGGAAGTTATACTTAGTATTAACGTTAGCAATTAAATCGCGAAGCTTTTGACCTTCAGCAGTTTCATACAAGAAATCAACCATAGTGTTAATATCTTGTGGATTATCTGATAGTCCAGCAGCCTTGCGTCCCTGTAGCCAGTTATCTGCGTCCTTAAAGAACGGAATGAACTTGCCTCTAGAGTTAGTAAAGCCACCAGTTAATCCACCAGCAGCAATACGGGCTAGCATTGAACTACGATACATAAGGATCGAATTAGCCCAAGCGCGATTAAAGCTTCTATCATTAGGCTTAACTAACCTAATACCAGCAGGAACACCGCGTCTTGCTGCGCCTGTACCAGTTGAATACTCTCTAGCCATAATGACTGCGTATTCATTAGCAGCACCGGCCATAATAGCTTCTGGGTTAGTAGCATCTAGGGTCTTAGCAATATCGTCCCAACTATCACCAAAGACATCTGTTTTATTACGGCCAAAACTATCCATCATCTTACGGATAGATCCGCCCTTTGGATCAGCAATCAAGGTAGATAGGAAACCTAGTGGGCTATTGAAAGCAGTCTGTCCACCGGCTAGATACATACGAACCTGCATATCCATAACGTTACGGAATATGTAAGAGGCTCGACCTACTAGAACAAACTCTTTGAATCGCTTGTTGAATAGGTTATTGATTAAATCTCGAGTCATCTTTGCGTTAGCATTAACCTCAAAGATGCTACTAATCTTGCCAGATATAGCGCGCATTTCTTGTACGTTTGGCATACGAACTACGCTAGATAACTGAGAATCAATCAATGGCAGGTTAGGAAGAATAGGAACCTTAGTTCCACCATTCATCATATAGTAACCAGAGGTAGCGCCAAAGTCACCAGATGCTTGAGCCAAGAAGTTACGATAAGTATCTACATCACCGAAGATTTGAGCAGCATCTTTAAGAAGTTCTGCTCTCTTTCCGTCAACAGCAATACCCCTAGACTTAATCAGTGCTGCCTGTATATCGGCAATACCGTCCATCCAAGCGCGGAACCTAGCTGTTGAATTAGGTGCCTTCATAATGCGGTTAAGAATCTTCTCGCGAGTTACCTGAGTAATAACAGGCTCACCCTTAACAGTAAACTTATTAAAATAAACTAAGCCATTATCCATTTCTGCGACTAGTTTATTAACGTCGTCAATGTGGATAGTGCCAGTTGTAGGCATCAATCTAGCCAATTTACTATCTGCTAACTTAGATACACCATTAGAGACAACGCTACTATTAACAAAAGAGTTTAACTTAGAACGTACTAATTGAACAGACTTTGGATCATAATAGCCCGGCTTGAACTCAAATGCTCTGCCTGCTGCTGCCAATCTAGCCCTAGAACCTAGACCAAGGGTATTATCAATACCACCCTTTAAGCCAATAGTCTTAGATAGAGCCTGTAATACTTCTTCTTTGGTAGTAGCAGCGGCTAGTTCTTGCGATAACTCAACGCTAAACTTGTGATTAGAAGCAAGACGAATCTTAACTGGGTCTTTCATAGCAACTAAGGTACGCATTACCGACTCACCTAGCTTGCCAAACAAGAACTCTTGAACCTTATTGTAATCTACAACTGATTCGTCAATTACTTTGTTTAGACCAATGCGCTTCTGTAAAGCTTCTTCAGCAATTAACTGTAGCGAATTACGCTTACCCTCTTTAGCAAGGATAGTCTTGTTAGTATCGTCAACAATCTGCTGTTGAACCTTTACTAATTCTTTGAGATCCTCAACATTTTTGTAGGCTTGCTCGCCTGACTTGAGAACATCATAACTCTCTTGGTAAAGTTCTTTAGCAACAGCGTTGTAAAGAATAACATCTGGGTTATTGGCTACTGCCAACTGGACATCAGCTGCTACCTGATCGGCATTCTCGTCAATCCACTTAGTTACCTTTTGGTAAACGTCATAACCAGATTCTTCTTTGGTTGCTCGTAGCAAAGTAGAAGGAATACGGATTCCAACTTCCTTGAAAGCCTGATCTATTTCTTTAATTGCTCGGGTCTTGCCGAAAGCAGTAAAGATTTCTTGTACGCTAAGTAGATCCTCAAAAGCTTTAGTACCAGAAGTAGGTAGAGTTGGGTCGCCAATCTCTACTTCGTCAATGTATTTACGAGCAACTTGCTGACGGGCATCATTCTTAGTTAGATAAGGAACCTTGATATAGTTTTTATTGTTTCTAGATACTTGACCGCCAAGGTCAGCAGGAGATAAATTACCAACATCAACCTCACCGGGTTGACGAACTCGTAAACCTTCTGGAACTGCGTCATCAGCAAGATAGAATACAGACTCTACCTCAAAGAAATCATTATTCTTTTCCAGAGCGCTACGGTTATCTACTTCTTTTTTGATATATGCGCGAGCGCCTCGCTTGCGCTCAGCAACAGTTGGACGGCGATAACCTAGCTTCTCCATAACCCAAGATTCGCGGACTAGACCTTCCTCAAGGAATAGTTTCTCATCAGTTGGATCTGCTGCTGCGTAAGTTCTGCTGCCCCAAAATACACTAGGCTCTGCTTCTAGAACTTCATCAATCTGCTTTTCTAGAATAGGATCGTTCTTCTTACCTAAAGTAGCGCGAGTAAAATCGTCCTGACCCTTTAACCAGTTCTTGCCTCGGTCAACAATGTCGGCACCTAGGTTAACAATGACTCTAGCAGGATCTGCTTTAGCCTCTAGTTCTGCTGTTACTCGAGCAGCAGTAGAACTTGCCAGTAATTCAGCATCAGTAATATCTTGATTTAATATACTGAACTTAGCTTCAGCAGCGCGAGCTTTTGTACGCTCTAATTCTAACGCATCTTCTAATTCAAGAAGTTCATTATGCGCAACTGGATTGTCTATTGCCTTTAGTTCAGCAATAGCATCTTCAATTTCAGAGATTTCGCTAGAGATACTGTTAAGTTCATTATCAATAGCAGCGCCAGCTTTGGCTTGACCTCGAACTGTTGTGGTAGCACCAGATACTTTTTTAAGTTTGCTTGCTTTGGTTATGTTAACTAGACCAACACCGGGGACATAAGTAATTGGGTCAGCACCAATAGCATAAATAAACGAGGCGATACCCTCGAATGTTCTAGCAGCCTTAGTCTCTGGATCTTCAAAGATAGCCTGAGTTAGACCAACAGCAGGATTCCATACCTTTTTAGCACCGGGATCAGTAGCAGCCATTCTGGCTTCTAGTAACTTCTGGCCAATCTTAGTATCTTGACCTACACCTAGGAAGCCATCACCAACGTTGATACCTTCACCGCGAGCAAATGACGCACCAATCTGACCCAACTGGGTTTGAGCAAACGGATTAACGTCTCTGCCAGACTGAAATATGTTACGAACTAAGCCGTCGATTAGCTCGAAAGGCATAGATAACGTAATAAAGAAACCGCGAGTAACCGGTGCTAGAAAATCAACAACAGATGAAGCTTCTTTGTTTTCTCTCTGGTTGATTTGCTTAGTAAGTTCTCTAGCCTTCTGGCGTTCTAAGTCTGATTTGGACAGCAAATCAGTATTAACTACGTCAAGCGCAGCCTGCGAAGTAGGATCAATACCAGCTTTAGACAAAGCAACAATAGTGCCAGCACTAGCAGTTGGATATTGCTTAGCCATTTTTGCTACAGATTGCGCTAAAGCAGGAGTTGCTGCTGCTTGAGCCTCAGCAAATAAGTTAGCAGCATTTATACTACTAGCACCCCAAGGACTCGCAGCCATATCTGCACCGACAGAGGGCAGACCCGGTAGCGAATCAAACTTTTTATTGCTTAATTCGTTAGCCATTAACGACCTTCAGCGTCTAATCTTTGGATTAACCTTGCTAAATCTGGATCTGGATTCAATGCGTAAAGTGCGCGAATAAGATTCGCTGTCTCATCTTCTGGCATTGGTGGAATAGGCATAACTTCTCTACCGGGACCAGCACCAAATGGAGCACCTGCGGTGATAGGTTCATCTGGTCGCTCTGACGGAGCAGACAGTGGAGTAGGTCGCATAACTGGTGGAGCAGACGGAGTAGCAGCCATAGGAGCTGAACCCTGAAGTCCTGTTAATTCGGCGCGATCGCCGTATCCCTGTGAAGGCATTTCTCGAATAGGTTGACGAGTAGCATTCCTATCGAAAGCAGTGCCGTCAGTTCGACGGGCGTACTTGCCCGGTCCTGATACTTTAGCCATTACTGCTCACCTTCTAAACTTTCTAATTCTTCTGACAAAACTTGCCATTGTTCGTTTTCGTAATCTTTATAATGATAATGACCTACAGCCACACCAATCATCTCTCTAAGAAAAGTGGTAAACGTTAATCCAATATTATGAAATAGATTCAAAAATATGATTACGAAATCAAGGCGGTTGGCTGGACGCATAGGAACGGTGTAATAAGCATCATCTCTATTAAAACGTCCAGCCATACCAATCCTTACTTAGTCTTTTTCATATTGCCTTTAACTCCCATTGGAGCCATTCCAAAGTCAACTCGACCGCCAGCAGGCTTCTTAGCACCACCTGCGGACTTACGCGGAGCAGCTGTAGGAGCTGGAGCGTTTGTACCTTTTTTCATTTTCACCCCCCGGTAGTGTTATACGCCAATAGCGGCTAGTAGAGAACCTAGATCTGGAGTCCCCGTAGGGCCTGCTGCGGGGGCTGCAACCGGACCGCCTTGTGCAGGCGCGGTCTGTCCCAATCCGGGAGCCACACCCGCAGCAGGAACTTCAGGTTGTGGCTCTGGCGTAAATGCCTCAGTAACCACATCCTCTAAAGATTTTCCTTTTTGTCGTCCAGTAACAACATCAGCAATAGCGCGAATAAGGTTAGATGGATCTTGCCCTTGGGCAGCCAACTGTGGAATCGCGATTGCTGAGGAAGCAACTGCTTGTCGCAGTGCGTCACGCATTTCTTCAATATCAATGCGTTGTTCTTCCTGAGTGACATTTACGTTGAAAGGTAAGTTTCTACGTAGGAAATCTCTAGAAATAAGTTTGTCGCTGCGAGCTTGTAATCCGAAGATTAAGGCTCGGTTTGGATCTAATCCCGACATCAGACCATACTGAACATCTACAGTGTAATCACCTTTAATGTCTCTAGCAGGACGATACTTCAAGATATACGGCGTACCATCATCACTACCCTTGATAGTTTTTTCGGTATTGCCAAACAACTTCTCATCAACTTCAAAAGCTAATGAAATCATATCGGCAAACAATCTTGCGAAAGTTGCCTGAGCTGATTTGATTTGTGTATCAAAGCCAGCCTGTAAAGCTTGTACACCTCGACCAGTTACGACAGATGCGTCGATATTACCGGTTCTGGTTTCTGGATAGCGAGCACCTTGTCGTAGTTCTCGCTCTAACTGAGCAGACTCTGCGAATACACCGGAAGGTAGTTCTAGTGATACACGTCGAATAGCCTGTGGGTTTTGTGAACGCAAGATCGCATCTGGTCCTAGCGCAATCTCTTGTACATCTTGCGGTACTGAGATAGGTGCCTGAACTGACTTCTCTGCTGCTTGGATCTGTAGAATAGCAAAACGAGCGCGAGCAAGTTGAACTGCTAGCACATCATCAAACTGTCCTCGGTTCTCGCCGTCAATAGAAGGACGCTCTGCTATACGAGCAAGGCAGCGACCTATTGGATTAGCAGCAAGAGACAAGACAAGATTCTTTTTTGACGGAATGTAAAGAAGGTCAATGTCTTTGTCGTGATACTTAATAATATCTAGCACTGTGCTAGCTCGAGTGCCGTCTGCCATAAGAGCGCCTCGGTGCTCTGGATAAAGAGCAGCAAGTTCCTCAGCAGTCATACTCATTGTCTGGCTCAACGAGACTGTTCGACCAAAGCGGTCGATCTCAGGATAAACACCCCAAGGGTTGAGCATACGAATACGAGGCTGTTGATCTACATAGTCAAGTTCAATAATTGCTGGTAGAAAACCGTAGGTGTTGTACCAGTCAGCGCCCTTGTACATCTGTAGTTGTAAATCAGAATTGGTAACATAATAGTTAGCAATACGAGTACGAGTATCAGCAGCACGACGCTGAGTATCTGATGCTATATTGGTAGCAGAACAGTTGAACGCAGGTAGCGGAGCCATAGCTTCTGCTAGGTCTTTTGCTGCTACGTCAATAAAGTTAGCAATTAGTGGTCTTGGATAGTCGTCAGAGAAAGCGCCGGGGAATACACCACCAATTTCGCCTTGGCGTACTCGTAGTACATCACGCATACGAGCGTCACGCTTCACACTACGCTGGCGTAGTCTCTCTACTTTCGCCGCAATCTGATCTATCACTTAATATCCTTTAGTTGGATTACTTATCGTTTTTATCTTTTGGCTCGTAAGCGCCGTTATGTACATCAGCAATCTTTGCTTCAGTCATATATTCGATTGGCTCGTACTTGCCTTCTGGTTTCATTGGCATAGTTATATCCTTTGTGGTGAGTTGAGAACCTCGTCTAAGTTGACGACTACTCTTTTAGATTGTTCGTTTCTAGATAGATAACTGTTATTCATATAATGCTTTACCCCAATAGAATTTTGGAGTAATTCCCTAGCGCGAATCTCACAGAACCACAATGCCATTACTAAGTCGGTCTTACCTTTAGTGGTAGGACTCCAAGTAATAAGCTGGTCTATCAGCATACGAACCGCTTCACTGCGATCCGCTGGAATACGAATTAAATTATCTCGCCGGTGTTTACCGTCAGAATGTACGGTTCCAAATAGGGGCGCCATAGCAGCAACACCGAAGCCAGCGTCCCACTTATTCTTAGAAGTAGTGTGCTCGCGGAGAAATACTCCTTGGCTTGCCAGCCAACTTCTAAGGTTCTCATCTTGTGTTAGATAACCCTGAAATGCGTTACGCTCAACCATCCACTCTTGCGGGCGGTACTTAGTAGTCCAGTCTTGGATGAGTCCCCTAATTTGAGCGGGGGATGGTGAGAGTAAAGCAGCGCAGTCTAATATCCAACGCTTATGACCTTTTCGGTCAACCGCCATAACAACAGCGGCGGTGTATCCCACAATCGCTGGATCGAGTCCAGCAACTATGTAGAAACCATCAGTAGATTCAGGATGTCCCGGAGCGTCGGGTACTAATACCCCCGGCATCCGCATCTTATCTACAGAACCTTTTACAGCAGCCGGTGGGAAGATAGCATCATCATCCACGTCAGCTTGCTGGTAAACCATATTCCAAGTGCGAGGATCCATAGCGGATCGTCGCCTCTTTAGTCTTGGACCGTCCCAACGAACAAACAGACCTTGCTCATCAGGTTCTTGATTTTTAAGTCCGGGCCAAGGCTCATCACTCTTAGGCCAGAGAGTTTGCCACTTCTCAGGGTCCTCGTTGACTTCTAGGAGTGCCGGCATAGCCAAGTAGGTCCAAGGTGGTTGACCTTCTTGGTATCGCTCCGGATTCCTTAATTCGCGATACAGGTCTTTGGCATCTACTCGGGTACCTAAGATTAGGACTTTACCACCGGGGCCAAGACGGGTAATAACTTCTTGTTGAATCCAACGAATTTGCTTTTCGTATTCGTGGGCGTTAGACAAAGTGACAGTATCGTCAAGGATCATTAGGTCAGCGCGGGTACCGTAGATATGACCACCCATACCCAAAGCCTGAATAGTAGGGTCAGCCTCGTTAGAGTCTCGAAGCTCTTGCCCTAGGAAGATCTGATCCTCACGCCAGACAGCAGACTTAGACTTAAAGCCTACCCCGGGGGCATAAGTAACTTGTAGGTCAGCATAGTTGGGGTGAGTAAGTCGCTGCTTGATAGCACCTAGGAAGTGCTTAGCCAGATCCA